TGTTTGCTGATGGCATATTGACCAGCAATAGATTCAACAACATCTATCCTATTCAGGATATGAAGTTTGTCAAAGATGATAGAGCTCTAAGACCTTTAGAAGAATTTGCAGGCATTGATCCCAAGTATATCTCGGGATTACGTCTACAAGAACAACCCGCACAATACTCTGCTGAATACATTAGAGATTATGTAGAAAACAAGTTAGAAAGGTTGGATGTTAATTTGGTAAGCACACAATGACAGAAATCTTATTCACACTCATAGCCACACACCTAACCATCATATGCGTTACCTTGTATCTACATCGTGGTCAAAGTCATAGAGGTGTTGAGTTTCATCCTGCGTTGGCACACTTCATGCGAGCCTGGTTGTGGCTCACAACTGGCATGACTACCAAGCAATGGGTAGCTATACACCGCAAACATCATCAAAATACCGATGTGGTGGGTGATCCACACAGCCCACATGTATACGGTATTTGGCAATTGGTCTTTGGTGGAGTCAAGTATTACAATCGTGCAGGCAGTGACGCTGACATGGTTATGAAATACGGCATGGGCACTCCCAAAGACTGGATTGAACGCAAACTTTATACACCCCACCACCGCCTGGGCATTCTCTTAATGTTAGTCATAGACTTGTTTTTATTTGGGCCATGGGGATTTTTAGTGTGGGGTGTTCAAATGATTTGGATTCCGTTTTGGGCTGCTGGTTTTATCAACGGCATGGGCCACTGGTGGGGATATCGCAACACTGATACTAATGACAAAAGTAAAAATCTAATGCCATGGGGCATATGGATTGGTGGCGAAGAACTGCATAATAATCACCACGCAGATATAGCTAATCCCAAATTTAGCCGCAAATGGTATGAATTTGACATAGGATGGATGTATATTAAAGGGCTAGAGTTTTTAGGATTAGCCAAAGTTAAAACTAGCTAAATATACAAAAGAGATAATGTATGCCACAAGAAATTAACGAACTACAGCAAGCACGTACAGAAGTTTACACTTACTGTAAAGCCATGTTGGGCGAGGGCATGGTTGATGTTGAACTAGATCCCATACACTACGAAACAGCACTACAGCGAGCACTGGCAAAATACCGTCAACGTGGTGACAGTTCAGTAGAAGAAAGCTATATGTTTTTGACCACTATAAAAGATCAAAACACGTATATACTGCCCAAAGAAGTTGTGGAAGTTCGTCAGATATTTCGACGTTCAGTAGGATCGCGATCAGGCTCAGGGCAAGGTGGCACTATTTTTGAACCATTCAACCTGGCTTATAGCAATACCTATTTGTTGGCCAGCAGTAACATGGGTGGAATATTGACCTATGAACTGTTTGCACAATATCAAGAAATGATTGGTCGTATGTTTGGATCATTTATTGAGTTTAAATGGCATGCACAAAGTCACAAATTAACAGTTCTACAACGTCCACGTACTGATGACGAAGAATTAATGCTTTACTGCTACAACTATCGCCCAGACATTGGTATTTTAAACGATGTCTATGCGGCGCAATGGGTCAAGGACTACACACTGGCCAACTGCAAGATCATGTTGGGCAATGCTCGTGAAAAGTTTGCACAGATAGCAGGACCACAGGGCGGCACTAGCTTAAACGGCACAGCAATCAAAGGCGAAGGCACAGCAGAAATAGAAAAATTAGAAACAGATCTAATGCAACAGGTAGCAGGCGGCCGCGGCTATACGTTTATTATAGGATAACTAACATGACGGTAAAAATCACAGAACTACCGTTAGCTGCCGCAGTAGCAGGTAGTACTATAATGTATGTCATTGACCCAACGGGTCCTACTAGTGAGAGGACTACATTAGAATCAATTGCTGAAGTTATCAGCCCCACAGCATCTCAATTAGTCAAAGGTATAGTCAAAATAGGAACCGGCATCAATGTAGATGTTAACGGCGTTATTAGCGTACCCACTGTTACTACTATTTCAGGAAATGCAGGTACAGTTACTAATGGTGTTTACACTACTGGATCATATGCTGACCCCACATGGATAACAAGTCTAGCGGCAAGTAAAGTTGGCTTAGGTAGCGTTACTAATGAATCAAAGGCTACGATGTTTGCAAGTCCGACATTTACCGGAACAGTTAGTGGTGTAACTGCCACAATGGTAGGTCTTGGTAGTGTAACTAATGAATCTAAAGCCACTATGTTTAGTAGTCCAACATTTACTGGCACCGTGGCAGGAGTGACTGCTACTCATGTAGGACTTGGTAGTGTTACAAATGAATCTAAAGCCACAATGTTTGCAAGTCCAACATTCACCGGAACAGTGGCTGGCGTAACCGCCACAATGGTTGGATTAGGTAATGTAACAAATGAAAGCAAGGCTACTATGTTCACTAGCCCTACATTTACAGAAGTGCCACTAGCACCTACTGCCATAGCAGGTACCAATACTACCCAAGTTGCTACTACACAGTTTGTTAGAACAGAAGTAAGTAACTTAGTAAACGGTGCTGGACCAGCATTAGACACTCTAAAAGAACTAGCAGATGCATTGGGCAGTGATGCTAACTTTAGTGCAACTATATCAACAGCCCTAGGATTAAAAGCACCCTTAGCAAATCCAGCGTTTACAGGAACACCAACCGGTATAACTGCCACTCATGTGGGACTGGGCAATGTAACTAATGAATCTAAAGCCACAATGTTTGCAAGTCCAGCGTTTACAGGAACACCAACCGGTATAACTGCCACTCATGTGGGACTGGGCAATGTAACTAATGAATCTAAAGCCACAATGTTTGCAAGTCCAACATTTACTGGTACAGTAAGTGGTGTAACTGCTACTCATGTGGGACTGGGCAATGTAACTAATGAATCTAAAGCCACAATGTTTGCAAGTCCGACATTTACTGGTACAGTTAGTGGTGTTACAAAAGCACATGTAGGACTAGGTAGTGTTGACAATACGGCCGACTCTGCAAAATCTGTAAGTTATGCGGCCACCGCAGGTGGAGCACCGGCAACCGATGTGTATACTTGGGCTAAAGCCGCTACTAAACCTTCATATACTGCTACAGAAGTCGGTCTAGGTAATGTAACAAATGAATCAAAAGCCACAATGTTCTCAAGTCCAACGTTTACTGGAACAGTTAGTGGCGTTACAAAAGCACATGTGGGATTAGGTAGTGTTGATAATACCGCTGACGCAAACAAAGCAGTAAGTTCGGCTTCAACAGCTGGCACTGCAACTAATCATTACGGTGCAGGAGGTAGTTATATAGCTTCGAGTAATTCTGGCACCTCTTATGGCTCTGCCATTCAAGTTCGTGAAGCAGGACTAAGTGGTGCCCAAGGTGGTGCTATTGCTTACGCACCTAGATTAGGATTCCATTGGAGTGGTTTAGTTGCTTCAAGTATTGTAATGGAATCTAGTGGTAGAATAGGTATTGTAAATAATCCCGGCACTTCGTATGAGGCATTTGTGTGTGGGACGCTTACCGCATCAAACTTCTCTGGTTCATCGTCTGGAACAAATACTGGCGATCAAACAATACCGACTACACTACCAGCAAGTGATGTATATGCCTGGGCCAAAGCCGCTACTAAACCAAGTTATACTAAATCCGAAGTTGGATTAGGCAGCGTTGATAATACTGCCGACTCTGCTAAATCAGTAAGTTATGCATCTACAGCAGGCCGTGCTTATCCTTATAGATCAGACGGTGGCGCCCTTAATTTTTATTGGTCAGGGCAGAGTGGACAGCCACCTTGGTTATGGGGCGGCAGTGACGGCTCTAATATGTATGTTTATAATCCGTCTAACTTCTCAGTTAATTACGCCTCATCGGCAGGTAGTGCTCCAGCGAGTGATGTATATACTTGGGCCAAGGCATCAGTAAAACCATCATACACAAACAGTGAAGTAGGATTAGGTAACGTTGGTAACTATACTGTTAATCAAAATGTCGGTACAGGAAACGATGTAACACACAATACTGTCACAGCGGCCGCTTTTTATTACAGTTCAGATGCAACATTGAAAACAAATATAGGTACGTTAACTAACTACTGGGAAACATTAGATGCACTTCGTCCTGTTAGTTTTGACTGGATTTCAAGTGGTAAAAAAGATTTAGGATTACTAGCTCAGGATGTACAATCAGTAATGCCAGAATCAGTCACAACTACTGATGCTGGCACATTGGCAATCAGTTCATCTGGAATTATTGCCAACTTAGTTGCCGCTGTCAAAGACCTTAAACAGCAAGTTGAAGAATTAACTAAACAGCTGAAGGGGTAACATATGGCAAGGTTAAACAACGGTGAAGCTGATATTGTACGCAGTTGGGGGCCTGGATATAATGATGGCCCAGACAACTACGCCGCACCCACTTGGTATCATAACAGAGGAATGAAAATAAACAACCAAACTGGTAAAGACCTATTCCTTCCAGACAATGCTGAAGCTGAACGAAATTCTGTATACCGTGCAGGTCCTGGTTCTAGACAAACAGGCAACTGGGTTGATAACGCGGGACGATTACGAAGAGATCAAGTGGCTACGGGAATTTATTGTTGGAGCGGTCCTAACTTTGATTTTGGCGCGGACCCACAGCCAACTCCTCCGGCATGCCCTAGTGGGTACTCTGACGGCGGGATATATGCAACACAAGGCCCTATGCCAATATATGGCGACGGACTGGGGAAGACTTATAGACCACCATATGATGGAACAGTGCCTGTTACAGATTGGGGAGCAACCTACGGAGAGCAACTAGATATCACTTGGTGGTCCCCGGGTGGTGCATCAAGAAACGCTGTCTATATGTGTCAAAGTCTTGCTCAAGGATATTTTTGGTTATGCAGTGGATCGTTTCCCTATCAGTGGACTGTTGTAAGAGCGTGTTATAGAACGTAATATGAAAGAAATTGAATTAAAAAATCTTGCTAAAGAGTTAGAATCAGTAGGTGTAGACTGTCTTTCTCTAGTAGTGCTGTGGAATAGTGAGTGCAGGCACTGTACGCCATTTTTAGAAATGGTTGGTAATATTGAAACAACATTTCCTAAATACAAATTTTATAAAGTTCACGTAGATGATGTTCCGTTATTTGCGCCACCAGCTATTCCGTCAGTGTCTGTATTTTACAACGGCGCACGATTTTTTGAAGGGCTCGGAGTACCCGATCAACAGACGTTTGAGAAAGGCCTAGAATTTTGGCAAACTGAATGGGAAACTAGAATAAGGAAGCACAATGGCAATTGAGATTATTAATGTTGCATCTAGCACACACTCAAGCAACAGTGATGGCAGTCCTGCTGGAGTAATCAAACTAGTTATCTATAAAGAAAACAACGTTGAAAGTGTACTACAACTAGCACCACCAAATATGGATAATTTTATTCCTATAGAGCAAGTCACTAACGACTTGCTTATAGAATGGGTTGAGTTGTCAAAACAGAATTAAATCTATTTGGCTTAAAAATATTTGACTTTGTAATAAAACTGTTATATACTAGTGCTACATTAGGAGGCGCTATGATTATAGGTGTATGTGGTTTTATTGGTTCTGGCAAAGATACTGTTGCTGATTATCTTACTAACTTTCACGGTTTTCGACGAGAAAGTTTTGCCAACAGTCTTAAAGATGCAGTGGCACATGTATTTGGTTGGGATCGAACCATGCTAGAAGGCCGCACAAAATCTGCACGTGAGTGGCGCGAACAAGTAGATCCCTGGTGGGCAGAACGCTTAAAAATGCCCAATCTTACACCGCGTTGGATACTGCAATACTGGGGTACAGAAGTATGCCGCAAAGCATTCCATGATGATATTTGGATTGCTAGTCTAGAAAATAAACTCCGTAACTCAAAAGACGACATTGTTATTAGCGATTGCAGATTTCCTAACGAAATAAAATCAATTAAAAATGCAGGCGGGATTGTTGTTCGTGTTGTGCGAGGTCCAGAGCCCGACTGGTATAAAGATGCCGCAGATATGAATGCAGGTGACCGCTGTATAAATTACATGCTGGGTAAAACACGAATGCAAACATTGGGAATACACGCTAGCGAAACTGCTTGGGTTGGTACTAAGTTTGATCATATACTAGACAACAATGACACTATTGATGACCTATACTCACAGGTTAGAAATCTGGTACCAAATCTCCCTGCCTCCAGCGAACGCCCTCTTTATGTAGGACTCGCTGACAGTTTGCACACACAGTCTTGAGATTTACAGGACGGCAGTTGTTAAGATCGCCGTCTATATGAAACACATTAAACTGTTCAGAGTGCTTGCTCTTATATCCGCATTTTTCACAGGCATCTTTTTTGCGATACCCTAACTGATACCAGCGTGGCTGACTGGGAGTTGTGCCTCTAGCACAACTATCACACTTGCGCCTATAGAAAGGCTTCTTATCCTTGTAGTAGTTAACTGCACAGGGCTTTTCTTTGCATATATTGCATAGTGGTCTCATCTTATATTTATACTAGCCCTTTTTCTGCCCTTTTCTGTGGTGCATAAGTGTGTGTTTTGGCTTTAACCTGCTAAATATTAACAGTAAGAAGGAGACCATAAAAATGGCTTTAACATCACCAGGCGTACAGGTTTCTGTAATCGACGAAAGTTTTTACACAACCGCTGAACCAGGCACCCGTCCACTATTTGTTGTGGCAACAGGTGCTGATAAAAGTCCTGCATCAGGATCAGGAACAGCACTAGGAACTACAGCATCGAACGCAGGAAAAGTATATACAATTACAAGTCAGCGAGAACTTGCTGAAACATTTGGCGACCCAATATTCAAGGTTGACACAAACAATAACGCAATCTTTGCAGGTGAATTAAACGAATACGGATTACAAGCCGCCTACAGTTTCTTAGGCGTAAGTAACTCTGCATTAGTTGTTCGCGCAAATCTAGATTTAAATGAACTATTACCTCAAGCAGAAGCTCCAGGTGGTGATCCAACAGATGGTACTTTCTGGTTAGATACAGCAAACTCATCTTATGGTATTTTCCAATGGGACGGACGTACTGCTAGAGCAGGTGGACAGTCATTCACTAATCAAATTCCACTAGTATTCACAGACGGCATTGCCGCTCATGCTGAAGATGGAACTGCCGCTGGCACATATGCCGTAGCAGTTGCTGGAAATGTAGTTAGCATGTACTATAAGAGTGTGTACGATGATCAAGGAGCTCCAGCCGCAGAGGGCGATTGGGTACTAGTTGGTTCAAACGCATGGTCAACAGCTTGGCCAACTATTAGCCAAACTAGCGGCACAGTAACTGGCCTGCCAACATCAACTATTTCTGTTAACGCAGTTAATATTGAAATTGCTGGAGGCAATATTGACAGTATAGTTGCTAATATTAATGCTTCTGACGCACCATGTGGCGCTAGAAAGAATTCAGCAGGTCTATTAGAAATTTTTGCAGTTGATTCTGCCGTGTCAGCTTTGACTATTACAGAACCAGTTAATATAACTTACACCAACAGAACAACACTTAACACGCAGGTAACTAATATAGCGGCCACAGGTTCTAAATTTACAGTAGTTCGCAATGGGGATCAAACTCCAGGGTATACTTCAGTAACACTTTCACCAGACGCTGGTTCGGGCGGTACTAATTATACAACTGGAGACGTTATTAAGATTCTTGGTTCGACTGTAGGTGGGGTAAATGTTACTCATGATATTCAAATTACAGTTACTGGCGTGTCGAGTGGTGCAATTACTAACTTTACCTTTACAGGAACTGCTGATGCAGGCGGAACACTATTAAATGCACTAGGTATTGTTGCTAAAGCATATAAGACTCCTGCATTGACAATTAGCAAGCACACTCAAGTTCCACAATATAAAGCAACAGGCGATGATCGCCCAACAGGTTCAGTTTGGATTAAAACAACAGAACCAAATGCTGGCCAAAGATGGCGTGTTAAGTTGTACAACAGTGCAACTAGACTATGGGAACAATTAAGTGCCCCGGTATATGCCAACGAAGCAGCCGCAACATTAGGCTTTGATCCAAATGGTTTAGGTACTAACATTAAAGTTAATACAGTATATGTAGATTATAACGAAACTCCAAGAGCAGAGTTTACAGTTAGATACAGAAAAACAACCACTACATGGAATGACATTCCAGTAGGAGTAATGTATTTTATTAGCGATACTGCGCCTACTACACTAACAGCAGACGGAACTTTATGGTATAGTTCAGTAGTTGACGAAGTAGACATTCTAGTCAACGGCGCACCCGGTGCAGGATGGAAGGGGTACGGAAATCAATTTGCAGATACTGATGCAAATGGTCCTATTGTAAGTGCCACAGCACCAACAACACAGACCGATGTTGGACAGAGCCCGCTAGCTGATGGCGACTTATGGATTGACACTAGCGATTTAGAAAACTATCCGTTACTAAAACGTTGGAATGATAGCTTTAAACGTTGGGATCTAGTTGATGTAACTGATCAAACAACTGATCAAGGTATTGTATTTGCCGATGCTCGTTGGTCAACAGACGGGGCAGATGATGTACCTGCAGATATTACTGATTTACTAACAAGTAATTTTGTTGATACAGATGCTCCAGACCCAGATCTATACCCAACAGGCATGCTACTATGGAACACTCGTCGTAGCGGATTTAATGTTAAGAAATTTGTTCGTAACTTTGTTGATACCACAGCAGATAATGCACGTATTAGCGACGAATCGATGAGTAACTATTATCCACATCGTTGGGTTACAGAAAGCGCAAATCAAACAGATGGTAGCGGATCATTTGGTCGACACGCACAACGTAAAGTTGTTATTCAAGCCCTACAAGCATTGGTTAATAACAATGAACAGATCCGTGATACAGAGCGTAACAGCTTTAACTTAATGGCCTGCCCAGGATATCCTGAGCTTATTGGCGAAATGGTTAACTTAAACTACGATCGTGGTCTAACTGCATTTGTAGTAGGGGACACACCAGCAAGATTAAACCCAAGTGCTACTAACCTAAACAACTGGGGAACCAATCTAATGGGATCATTGCAAGACGACGACAACGGTCTAGTTAGCTTTGATGAATACCTAGGAGTGTTCTATCCATGGGGCTTTACAAGTGATAACTTTGGACGTGACATTGCTGTTCCACCTAGCCACATGATTTTACGCACTATTGCATTAAATGACCAAATTGCTTATCCATGGTTTGCTCCAGCAGGAACACGTCGTGGAAATGTTACAAATGCAACAGCAGTTGGTTATGTTACAAATGAAGGCGAATTTAGATCAGTTGCGCTAAATGACGGACAACGTGATACATTGTATAATGTAAAAGTTAATCCAATTACATTCTTCACAGGCGCAGGACTAGTTAACTTTGGTCAAAAGACTCGTGCAAAAGGTGCAAGTTCTTTAGATAGAATCAACGTAGCACGTTTGGTAATTTTCCTACGTAACCAGTTGAACAAACTAGCTAAACCATATATCTTTGAGCCTAACGATAAGATTACACGCGACGAAGTTAAACAACAGGTTGAGAGCCTATTGTTAGAATTAGTTGGTCAACGTGCGCTATACGACTTCTTAGTTGTTTGTGACGATAGTAACAATACACCTAACAGAATCGATCGTAGCGAACTACACGTAGACATTGCTATTGAGCCAGTAAAAGCAGTGGAATTTATTTACATTCCAATCCGCTTAAAGAATACTGGTGAGATTGCAGGTTTAGGTCAGTAATAAATACAAATAAGGGAGACAACAAATGTCTATTTCAACATTAAGCAAACTAACAGTACCCTTAGTAAGTGATCAATCAGCAAGCAATCAAGGCTTGTTGATGCCTAAACTGCAATATCGTTTTAGAGTATCACTAGAGAACTTCGGCGTATCAACACCAACAACTGAGTTGACAAAACAAGTCGTCGACATCACAAGACCAACACTGGACTTTGCTGATGTGGACATTCATGTTTATAACTCAACAGTACGTCTAGCAGGCAAGCACACATGGAACGACATCACTATTAACTTACGTGATGACGTTACTGGTCAAGTGCAGAAGCTTGTTGGCGAACAACTACAGAAACAATTTGACTTCTATGAGCAAAGTTCTGCGGCTTCTGGTATCGATTACAAATTCACAACTAGAATTGAAATTCTAGACGGTGGTAACGGTGCTAATGCGGCAAACGTTCTTGAAACATGGGAAATTTATGGTTGCTATGTAAAGAACGCAAACTATCAAACACTAGCGTATGCCAATAACGATCCGGTAACTATCCAGTTAGCTATTCGTTATGATAACGCAATCCAAAGCCCAGTAGGAACAGGCATTGGAACAGCGGTCGGACGTAGCTTAGGTACATTCGTAACTGGTGGTGCTTAACAGCTACTAATTCCGGGAGCTTTAAAAGGACACTTCGGTGTCCTTTTTTATTATCTCTTCACTTTATTCTAATCGATAAATATTACTATGAGTATATTAAACGGTTTCTTAGATAACTTAGGGCAAGGCCTTGGTAATCCTAAAGGTAATTTAGGTGACTTTGCCCACGCGGCCAGACTATACAATGATAGCGCATTTAGACTTGCTCCCAAGACTAAGTTTTTATATCATGTTGTTTTCAATTTAAATCCCAATGCACTAGCCGGTACTAATTTTAAAGAACAGCACCAATCAACTGTTGGCCTATTAGTTAAGGCCATAGATTTACCTAAATTTAAAATTACTGTTGATGTAGCACAACAATATAATAGAAAACGTGCCCAACAAACTAAATTAGAATATGAGCCAGTTAGTGTCACATTCCATGATGATAATTTAGGTATAACTACTGCATTATGGAGTTTGTACTATGGCTACTATTTTGCAGATTCAAGCCACGGTGGAGGTGGTGGCGCAGGTACTAGTGGAAGTTCAGGCGTAGAAGGATTTTTAAAAAGTACCGCAGAAGCATTAATTCCAGGTGTGAATAGATTATTTGGAGGTGGTTCGGATACTGCTGGATCTAGTTCATCAGCAGTGCCACCTGGTTATAACAGACATAGCACTTATGAACAAAACAATTATTATCGCTATGGTCTTGATCGAGATAGCTCTGTTCCGTTTTTTAGTACTATACAAATATTTCAATTAAGCAAACAGCAATATCAAAGTTTTACGTTAGTTAACCCTATTATTACAGGTTGGCAACATGATAGTTTAGATAATAGTCAAGGTTCTGAAACTGCTTCAAACAAAATGACAATCCAATATGAAGCAGTTATTTACGGACAAGGAAAAATCAGTACAGGTAATCCAACTGGATTTGCCCAAGAGTTTTACGATAAGAGTCCAAGTCCATTATCATTATTAGGTGGTGGCAAAGTAGGTCTGTTTGGCCAAGGTGGTATACTAGGGGGTGCAGTAGACATTGTTGGCGGCATTGCTAATGGTTCGGCGTTTAGTAGTGCAGGCGCACTATTAGGTACGTTAATCAAAGGTGCCGCCGTAATCAATAATGCTAAGAAATTAACTTCTGAAGGCCTGCGCCAAGAGGGATTTAATTTATTAACTGGTGCAATTACTTCAGCAACCGGAGTAAATGTTAACGGTGTTGCTAATGTGTTATTCCCAAAAAGTGGCGGGACTGGTCAATCTGATTTTACTGCGGCTAACCAGACTCAGATTACACAAGGAACAGGCCCATTACCATCTCAGAAAGTAACAGCGTTCTTTAATGCTAGACCTGGATCATTAAATTCTCTAGCACGAACTGCAATATTTGGCAAAGCCATTGGTGCAGGAACCCTAGCAGAAATTAATGCAAAATGGAATGCATTATCGGCTAACGCACAAAAACAATACGAAAATATAGCGTTAGAAAAAGTTATAAATGGAGCACCGGAAGTGCAAAGTCAATATCAATTAATTAAAAATCAGGTTATAAATGGCAACCTCTAATCTACCATTAAATCTCATAAACGCCGACTCAAGTGATGAGGTCAAACATTTCTTTGACATGTATTTTACTGAGCCAACAGTTTTTCCAGCTACTGAAATAGATGCAGTTGTAGGGTTCTTTAAGAAAAGAGGATTTGATGACCTAGCTAGTAATTCAACAGCAATTATACTATTACAACAAGCTAAACTTGATAAGGTCAATGTTTTTAAACTGCTAGATACATTAGTTAATTTGGAAGAAATAAAGTTATCTGCCGTTGTTGCTCAAGTGCTAAACTATAATAGACAAAAAATATCCACACTAGGTTATAAACAAACTAACACAACAGAGTTGCTTGAGAAAAGAAATATTGTCACATGAAGCAGTTTGTCCAAGGCAAATTTACGCCAAAGAACCCAGCAAAGTATATAGGAAATAAAACTCCAACTTACCGCAGTTCATGGGAATGGGCATTTATGCAATTCTGCGATAACAATCCTGCTGTGCAAAACTGGTCAAGCGAAGCTATAAAAATCCCGTATCGCAACCCTTTTACTGGTAAACAAACAGTATATGTTCCGGATTTTTTTATCAGTTATGTTGATAAAAACGGTAAAGCTCATGCTGAAATTATTGAAGTAAAACCCCTAAAACAAACAAGCCTTAAAGAAGCTGGCCGTAGCAAACACAGTCAGGCACATGCTGTATTGAATATGGCCAAATGGGAAGCCGCAAGAGCTTGGGCAAAACAAGCTGGCGTATTCTTTAGAGTTGTTTCAGAAAATGATATTTTCCACAATGGAAAACGATAAGTATTCATATGACAAAGAAACTTGAAGAACTATTAAACTTGCCCGAAAGCAAGGAAATATCTAGAAAAGCCAACAGCGCAAGTCGAGCTGAAATAGAAGAAGCTCGCAGTAAAATGCCCTCCGACAATTTCTTTCGTGATATTGAAGAAATTGATAAAATTGCCACCGCATTACCTAGTGTAAAAGGACTTGGAGATGCTAGCGATGCCGAATTTGATACTCTAGCGCAACGTGCTACAGATGCCTATGATGATCTAATGGATCTTGGCATGAACGTAGAAGCACGTTACTCAAGCAGGATTTTCGAAGTAGCGCAGTCGGCATTAAAGAATGCCATTGATGCTAAGTCAGCTAAAATTGATAAAAAGCTAAAAATGATCGAATTACAGATTAAAAAAGCGAAACTCGACCAAGATTCCCGCCCATCAGGTGACGATAATATGGTAGCAGGCGAAGGCATGCTAATAACTGATAGGAATAGCCTGCTGGAAAAATTAAAGCAAATGAAATAAATACTACAGTGGGGATCATGATGAAATCATTTACAGAATATCTAACAGAAAGCAAAAAGACTTATGAGTTTAAAATCAAAGTCGCAGGAGACTTATCTGAAGATTTTTCTTCTGAATTAAACTCGGCAATGGAGAAGTTTTCTGTTGTCAAACTAAGCAAAGGCAAGCGCACACCTATTCAAGATGTTCCTTTAGATTTTCCAAATTTAAAGAACTCACACGTAACCGTGTTTGATTTAGAGTGTCACTATCCAACAACTCCGCAAGTATTAGAAGCTTACATCGCACAAGTTTGCAAGTGTCAAGTAGTAGTAAGAACTGCTAACGATCCAAGCGAACAGTATGAAGCAGAAATGAATGAAAAGATGACTCCAGTCTTAGGAGAGCCACAAGAATCTGAAGTTGATAAGACAGCACAGAATCTAGTGGGAGAAAAGCATGTAAGTAGTTTCTTAAAAGATCTCGCAAGAGATTCTAAAGACCTATGTGCAGGACAACCTAAAGAAAAAGAATCTCCAATGCCCGAAGCTAGTGTAGGTATTAGCCCGGTGGGTTCTAAACA